CAAACTGATTCTCCCGGAGGCTATTAAGACACTTACCATCAAGAAAGCGTGATGTAAATGATAACGCTGAAAGAAGCGAAAAATTATCTGAGAGTGGATTACGATGAGGACGACAGGTTGATTCAGAATCTGCTGCTTACAGCTAAAAATCTGGTAATGGACGTTGGCAGAATGGACGAGGATGCTTTTGCCAGAAATGAAGATACGGTGCGGACAGCGATGCTTTTCGCACTTGGTTATCTTTATGAAAACAGAAGTAATCCCGATTATCAAAAGCTAACGCTGAATCTCAGGTCAATTCTGTTTGCACAGAGAGAGGGCGTGATGTAATGGAAATCGGAAATCTGAATCAGAGAATTACCATTCTGGAACACAGAACTGTTATTGACGAGATCAGCAACCATATCACCAAATGGGAAGAAACATTCTCCCTGTGGGCAAATGTGACCGTGAAAACAGCAAGTGAAACCACTGATGCAGGAATAACCAAAGAGGTACAGAAGCTTGAATTTCTCGTTCGTCAAAGCCCTGCATCACTGAACATCAACAGCACCAATTTCCGTATACTGTTCCGAAACAGTATCTACAACATCACAGGAATTATTCCCCTTTATGACCACAACGATTACCTGAAAATTGAGGGAGAAACAAGAAAGGCAGGTGTCCCCGATGACTTCAATTGATAATATGGCTGCTGAAATCATGAAAGGTCTGACGGAATACGCCGACCTTGCAAATGAAAGCATGAAAAAGGCTGTAAAGAAAACTGCCACAGAGGTAAAAAAAGAAATCTCCGCCAATGCACCAAAGGACACCGGTGCTTACGCAAAAAGCTGGGCAGTTAAAAAGACAAAGGAAAACAGCCATTCTCTGGAAATGACTGTTCACAGTAAGAATCGCTATCAGTTGGCACATCTCCTTGAAAAAGGCCACGCCAAGCGTGGCGGCGGACGTGTGGCAGGAAAAGCGCATATATCCCCTGCAGAGGAAAACGGCGTACAGCTGTTTGAAAAACTGATCGAGGAGGCACTTAAATGACCTACGAACAAATCGCAGAAATGATGGAAGAAATGGGGCTGCCTTTTGCTTACCACCATTTCGCTGAGGGCGAAAGTCCAGCACCTCCTTTTTTACTATTTTTATCTCCCGGAGAGAATACATTTTCTGCGGATAATCAGATGTATTTCAGCTTTAAACAGCTGGATATTGAATTATATACAGACATTAAGAATCCTGAACTGGAAAAGCAGATAGAACAGGTTCTGAAACGTCATAAAATCTACTATACAAAATCAGAAGTATGGATAGAGTCCGAAAAACTCTATGAAGTACTTTACGAAACGGAGGTATAACTTATGGCAAACAAAAAGAATAAGGTTAAATTCGGTTTGCAGAATGTGTACTGGGCAAAGATTAACGAATGGGGTGTAGACTCCGATGGCAACAGGACTTTCCCTGCATATGGAGAGTCAAAGCATCTGCCGGGTGCTGTATCGTTATCTATTGATGCAAACGGCGAGGCCG